CACCATGAATGTGGAACTGATCTTGAAATCAATTTGATGCTGCATGACTCTGACCAATTGTGCTGCATCTGCTGCTTCTTCGGTGCTGGCATATGGAAATGACGCACTTTGAATTGCAGTGTTACCTGAGCTTTCTGTAACGTTGGCTCCTCGAACAATTTGGTCAACCACTGTTTGCAGTCTAGTCAATGCTCCTATGCTGTAGCCTGCATCGGATCTGTTGGTCAGGCTACCTGCAGGACCTGCGTTGGTTGAGCGTAATTCGTCACCTTGTATACAGGTCTGTTCTGGCACAATAATAGGTAATGTTTCTCTATACTGTCCGGTAGCCACTTGGATCAAATTACTAGGACTACGTCTTGCCGGCACACTAGCTATGGCGGCTGCTATCTGAGGTGCTGTAACCGCTGCTGCTCTAGCTGTGATAGCATTTGTGATCAGTGTAACACTTGCTGTCACATTAGCCAATGCTCCAGATTCTGCTGTGAGATCGCTGTTGAAATATTGAGCTACTGTGGCAGTAGAGTTGTCGCCGTTCAGTGTCTGATAATTTATTGTTGGAGCTGTCTGTGCTAAAACATTTCCAACAACTGTGAGCATGTAGTTGTAGGCAGCAACGGATTCGTCTGATTCAATTGCTAAGCCTGGATATGCTTCTGTTTCGCCTTCGCTGAGTCCGCCGATTAGAGAATTAGCAACTCCGCGTGATTTAATATTACCACCATGGCATAGATCATAGGTTACCGCATCTAGTGTAAATCCTACATCTCGTTCGCATTTGAAATCATCGTAGACAAATCCGGAAGTAAATGGTGCAATGTTGTTAGTAATTTGATTCTGAATAAATTCTGTGACTTCGCGTTGAATGAACACACGATTTAATTCCAACAAATATCGTGCATCGGGATTGCGAGGACCACGTTCTACCTGTTCGCAAGCATAGCGAATAGTTTTCCAAGGTTTGTCCCAGGTTCTACCGTGTATTGGTGATGGTAGATCAGTGCCTGTAGTTGCTACAAAATAGGTGTGATCTATTTCGCCTAGAGTGACCCATGCTGGATCGATGCCTGTGGAGGTTAATACCTGGCCTTCACGGCCGATTGGTAGTCTCTGAGGCCCGTTACCGCCATAAAAGACTAGATCGCCGCGCACTGATAACACACTGGTTTCTGTGCCGACGTTTAGAATATTCCAATATGTTCCTGTGTTGTCTTGATCAGGTCTGCTGTTAGCTTGTCCACCACCTGCTGCACCTACAGTAGAACCGTCATCACCTTCTGATCTATGTGCCAATACGCAGATAAAGGCGTTAGCACCAAATCTTACGGCATCACCTAACACATATTCTCTGTCATCTGACCACTCTCCCTGCCAGCTGATACCAGCGTTGAGTCTTGACCAGTATGTAGCATTAGGTGGTTCTGCTGATACAGTGGCAGACATTGTGCCTGCAGCATCTGCAGTGATGTCGAAGGTTGTGCCACCTGGTGTTGTACTCACTGTGATATTGCCTGCTGCTACAGTTTTTACATAGTATCTAGCTGTGGTAAACACATTACCAAATGTTGTTCCAGTAAATCTTACTGCCATGCCTACTGCCATACCTACTGTCGAAGCTATAGTAAATGTATCTGTAGCCGCTGTGACTGCTGTAACAGTGTAAGTGTTTGAAGGAGAATCCTGTAAGGCCAAATAGGTATAGCCACCCATACTAACTACTTCACCAATTTTATAAGAAGTGCCGGCTGCCCACACAGATTGAAATTTAAATCCTTCTGTATAGAGGTCCCATCTTGATGACTGTGTTGGTGGTGTTTCAGAAGCAACTGCGGCAGTATGAATCGTTTTTGCTATGTATTGATTACCGCCATATCTAACAATGTCGCCGTGCTGATACAGAGTTGCATTGTTCCATGTATCTTCATACTCTGTGCCTTCTACAAATTGACTCCAACGCCCTGCTGTAGAATCTGTTAAAAATGCAGCGTCTGCGGTATGCTGTGTGACACAGATCCACAGGCCGGCACCATATTTTACCACATCATTGACTTTGTATCTGGTTACAGAAGCTACCCAATCACCTTTATATTCTATGCCAGGATTAAATGAATCCCATTTAGCCTGGTCTTGTTCTAATCCGGATGCAGCGGTAGCTGCAGAAGTATGGTGAAGATTACACACATAGGTATAACCTCCATACTGCACTAGATCATTTACTTTGTAGCGAGTGGATACTGTCCAATCGTTTTTCCAATCTAATCCTTCTGCATACAAAGTCCACTTGGATTGATCATTTTCTAAGCCTGACGCTGTGGTAGCTGCTGAAGTGTGACTGTCATTACAAATATAAAGCAACCCGCCGTATTTGACCACGTCGTTGAGTTTGTAGAAAGTGCTAACATTCCAGTCCCCGGTCCAGCTTTGACCGTCGCTCATCTGATTCCATTTGGTTGGACTGTATTCTAAATCTGTGTTGAAATCTGAAGCAGAAGTATGTCCCACTGCACAGATATAGGTGCGAGCACCATACCTTACCACATCATCAATATAATAAGTGGTAGATGGGGTCCATGTGTTTTTCCAAACAAATCTAATTCTACCTAGTTTAAATTCTGCCATTTTCTACTCCGTATTCTATATTTAGTTTGTTCATTACTTGAACGATCTGTAAAACATTGTCTGGGCCAACATGCTGCCACTTATTCCTGAATTTGCCATGTTAAATTCCGCTAATACCGGCACAATAACACGTAGTCCTGCAGTGTTATTGATTCTATCAGGTCCTACTAACACAGTTCCTGCTATAAAACTGCCTACTGCAATTTCCGACCCCCCTACGCTGAGTCTATTTGCTAGATAAGCAGCTATGGCTCTTTGGGTTGGGACAATGTTATTAGAATCTGCTATGAACAACGGATCAGTAGAAAATTCTCTAACTACTGCGCCAGTTCCACCAATTCTAATTCCACCGAGTCGCAGTTCAGTGAGTCCAGAAAGATCAAAGAAATCAGAACTAATTGTCACAGTTCCTGTGGATTGTTCAACTGCAAACAACTCGCCTGCTCTAAAGTTACCACTTTGATCTGTTGAGGTATAAAACACTCTACCTCGATCTTCTTCTACTATTTCATTAAAAGGCTGTGGTTCATAAAATCCACTGTATAATTCTGGATAATTAGTTTCTTCAAAATTGCCTGTGCCTATGTCTAAGAAATCATGACCTGTAATTCTGCACTGGCTGAATCGTGTTCTAATAGTTATTTCTGTGAGATGTTGTAAATTATCACGAGCTTTAATTTCTGGTGTTACACGTATTCTTGCTGCCAGCCCTCTGTCTGTGAGACCTAGTTCTTCGATGGTCACAAGAGTGTATGATCCGCTGAGTCCTGAAATTACTAAATTTGCTCCAGGTCCTGGATATGCATCTAAATCGTTGATAACAATAAATTTTCCAGTGGGAATCACATCTGCAAATCCGTCACCAGATACGGTTACTCTAGTAGATAGTGTTCTATATCCTAGTCCCCGATTCAGCCAACTTGGCTGTGCTAATACTCCGTCTCCAGTGCGGCATTCAATTTTTGCATCTCTATTGTTGTTGGGATCGACAAATGTGCAGGTAGGCCCTTCGGTATATCCGGATCCTGGATCCCATAATTTCACACCGCTTATTACTCCACTAGCGATTGTCACACGCCCTAATGCTCTTGCACCAGTTTGTATCTTGTTAAATTTATTTGAATTATCAATAGCGATCCATGTAGGTGTATTGTTTCCTACTGTGGAGTCTCTAAGATCTACGTACGGAGTGCCAAATGCCACTGACTGCCATGACTGTATACTAGCTAGTGTTCTTGAGGTCCATACAACACCGTCAAAACTGGTTGCTGCAAAATTAGTGAGACCCGACGTTGGATCATTACCGACTGTTCTAAATCCGGTGTCTCCCACTGCAAAGAACACACCTTGTGCATATCTAATTTTTTTCCAGTTGTGTGCGGTGCTGCCATCTTGTGACGGCATAACAGCAGGCAACCAATCATTGCCATCGAAGCTGTAGGCAACATCGCCTGTGCTGGAAATTGCAACAAATCTACCGTTGCCGTAGGCAATGCTGACCCAATCTTTGGCGCTGGAGTCTGCGACCACATCCATGATATGGCCTGTCCATGACCATGTGTTTAATGTGCTGTTATATGTGCCTACTGCCACGATGTTTCCACTGTTGGCTAATGCCACATATCTCTGCTTGCCATAGGCCGCGTCCACCCATTCGTTTAGTGTAGAATCGCCGAATGAGGGTAACACCAGTGAACTCCAGGTAGTGCCATTGAGACTGTAGGCTGCTGAGTTAGAGTCTGTGGCCACAGCAATAAATAAACCGCCACCGTAGATACAGGAATTCCATTGGCGAGATGCTGGCATGCTTCTTGTGATCCAATTTATGCCATCTGTAGAACTTGCTGCTACTGCGCTGCCTTTTCGAATTGCTACAAATAAATGATTACCTAATGTTGGATAAGTTACTCTGCCTGCTGCTAGACATTTCCAATCACCTACAGTAGGCATATTGAATGTAGTCCAGTTGGTGCCATCTGAACTATACATAGCAGCACTACCGGCAGTAGATACCACCACAAATCTACCGCTGGCTGCTAGATTGTCTTCTCCTGTGCCGTAGGTCTTTTGTTGTGCGGACAGTATAGAATTTGTGCTGTCATCACTAACATCAGTAACTAAAATTAATAAATCGTTGATCGGTGTAGCTCCACCTATAAGGTTACCGTCTATGGTTAGTAGCTGTCCAGCCTCATATCCTGCACCTGCATTGTTGATAGTCAGTGTGTAATTTCTACCTTGTTTCACTATGTCAAACGTAGCTAACGCAGCAACAATATCTATAGTAGTGCCAGTGCCTGATTCATTAACCGCTATGTTTGTATAAGTTTCAGTAGTGTCACCAAACACAATTTCTGACCATGTTGTAGTAGCAGGAGTTGTAATTTCTTGGGCTGAGTACACCGGAGCAGAAAATATTACTCTAGGTTCTATTCTATATGTGGTGTTGGTCAACAACGGAACTGTGACTGGTTTTCCAGGCACCACATGATCCCAGCCCGGTTGATCATCGGATTCTCTAGCCACACTCATCACTTTAGTGACGTTATCATATGCAGTAATATACCCATACTGTCCTGTGCCTGCACCGCTGGTAAGAATTATCCGCATGCCAAGATATTCTGCGATAGAGTTGGCATCATTGGTGGCTATGGTAATTGTTGTTGCATCGCCACCTTGTGCATTGTTCTGTACTACTACATAACCACTGCCGCCAATTTCTTGTGCTATTTGAGTGGTGCCGGCATTGACATCAAGTCGTCGTGCTTCAAACACAGCATCATCTCTGAACTCTTCAAAAACCACACTGGCATTGACGCCAGCACCAGCAAACGTTGCAGTAGCCGAGGTATAATCCTGACCCATATTTGCCCATTCTAAAATCTGTATTTCGTCAACAAAATCTCCAGCAAAAGCTGCTGCCACAATGGCCTGTTGAGCTCTGGTATAGTTCCTTGCTATGACTGGTGTTTCTGAGGCATCGATGCCGTCTGCGATGGCGCCATACGTACCATAAGAACAGTTGCCGTTTGTGGCTCGTATAACACCACCGTCTTCGGCAAAATATCCAATATGACAATAATATGTGAACACCGAAACCAATTCTGCTCGACCGTTATTACGCACCCAAGCTCCGATTCCGTCACTTAAGACCTGTGTGAAGTCGTTGCTAACAATAGATCTATTGCCTCCGTTGTGCAGAGCACCGTCGATCTTTTGTCCAACACAGCCTGTGCCTATGGTAGTAACACCTTGAATATAAGGAGATCGAGTAGTGATCCAGGTACTATTATCGTTTGGTCCCCATCCTGGATCCAGCGACACATAGGCACCTCCCAGCGGTATCTGATATAGATCAAAGGCCACAGGCGGATTCAGGGTTGATTCTAATCCCTTCAAAGTGCAGTTGCGTATTCCGGTAGCATTTCTCACATAGAACATGTCTTCGGTATTTGTGCATCCTAGTATTTGATTTCTATAATATCTTGCTGTTAACAAAGATTTGTAATTGCCTGTATATATGATATCATATTTCCAAGCATCTACATATCCACGAATACTGTGTCGCAGCATATCCGCATCAAAATCATATGTAGGATATGTGGCCTGCATGTAGGCCACAGCTTCTGCAATGATAAAATTCTTGTTGGCTTCTAACACCAACACAGTATTGGTGTATGCTGTAGAAGTCTGTGCAGTATTAGTGCCTACTACTGCAGGATTTGAACCAGAACTGTTTACATAAAAATTGATGTAGGAAATTATATCTGTGATTTTGTTTTGTATTGCCACAGCAGCAGCACTGCTGGTAGTGATAGGCTGAATAACTGTGTTTAGTATCTCATTTAGCGGATTCTCAGGGTCAAATATTGGTGGGTTAAATGATACTTGAATCGATTCTGTCAAAATCACTTGATTCAAAGAATTACCCACAGATTTCGCTGGACTGATTGGAGTTCCTGCTATAATCGCTTGTATTATTCCGGAAATTCTATTTAACACAGCTATATGTCGTGTGCGATCTGTAGCCGATAGCACTGGGCTCGATGGCTTTATTGTTGTGCTACGAAGTTCAGCACCTAGTATCACTGTTTTAGGTGGCACAATAATCGGAGTTAATTCCGTGTATTCACCTACAGCAACCTTGATGGTGGTATGTCCATTGTAGCCATCATTAACCTGTTCACAGGCAAATCTAATAGTTTTCCAAGGCAAGAATTGACTGGTGCCTCTTTCTGGATTGGTGTAATCATCGACACCTGTAGGATCCACGTATCTTACTCTAGCTAGATCTCCCCAGTATGCGTAGTCAATACTGCTTTCTTGATTTGCTATAACAACTTGATTTTCTAATCCAACCGGAACACTAGTGAGACCAAACGTGCTGCCGTCACCTACGATTGATCTTGAAAGGTCAAAGGTTAATAAATCCCCACGCTGCGACATTCCTATTTCTGAACCTGCCTGAAGCACGAGATCCCAATAATTTATACCCTCGCCGTTATCTCCCGGAAAATTAGCATTGGCAGCAATGTGTTCAACTGTGGCCTTATAGGTATTGCCTTTAAATACCACAAGTTCATTAAGACTATACGATGCACCTACAATCCAACTACCTCTAAATGTTTGAGCCACATTAACCAGTTCCCAATTACTGGAATCTAAATAATCCAAAGAACTGCCATCATTTACTGTATCAGCTATCGCTGTGTATAGATTTCCTCCACGACGAACTACATCTCCAACTTTATAATCTGTATCTGCACTCCATGTGCCCATAAAATCAGTGGCTTTTGATAGTACCTTCCAATTTACAGTGTCTTCGGTGATACTAGAACTGTTGGTATGATTGGTAACGGAGATATATAGATATCCTCCATATCTTACTATGTCGCCAATGGCGTAATAAACTGCATTGCTCCAGTTTTGATAAAAATTAAATCCAGAAAATTCTGTAACAAAATTTTCATTGGTGATATTAGATCCTGCAACATGTCCTGTAACACAACGTAAAATACTACCACCATATTTTACAAGGTCGTTGCGTCTGTATCTAGTAGTAGCAGTCCATGTTCCTTTATATTCTATACCTTCGTAGTATATTTGCCATAATTCCCCGGCACTGTCGTCTTCGGTATCATTGTTTCCTATTTCTAAACCCAAATTTGTAGTAGATGAAGTGTGACCTATAATACATCTGTAAACAATACCGTTGTATCTAACAATGTCTCCAATACCGTATCTAGTAGCTGGCGTCCATGCTGATCTCCAATTGTCTGTTGATAGATATACAGCCCAATTTATTAAACTAGTGTCGAATATTGCTACAGACGTGTGGCTGGTAATACAAATATAGATAACACCACCATACAGTGCTAGATCACCTGGATTGTATAGAGTTGTAGGATTCCAATTTCCGCGCCATGCATATCCGTCGGTCATCTTAATCCAGGCCGGAGTCGGTTGAGTGTCTCCAGGATTACTATAGTAATTTTGGTCACCCGCAAAAGTGGATGCTGTGTGTTGTCTTTGGCATATCCAAGTGCTGCCTCCATACCTCACCACATCATCTTTAAAATACGTAGTTGAATCAGCTGCCCATTCATTCTTCCACGTATATCTAATTCTACTGATCTTAAATTCTGCCATGATTTATTCCACTTTAACTTGAATGACCTGTGGGATAGGTGTATCCCTGATTTATTCTCTGGGTTAATCTTCCCTGATTATCTACATAATACAACATGTTTCTGTTGTCCCAACGATATTGTGTCCAGACTAAATTGTCATATTCTACTTCGTGATCTTGCGTGATACCATCAAAATAATCTACGCCTGGTTCAAAATCTTCAAAATTTTCTTCAGGAGCGCCTGGTAAATTTAATTCAATGCTGTCTTTGTCTTTGAGTTGATCACTTCTATACAAAAATAATTCTCCGTCGCTGTTTCTACGCAGAGCATACCAATAGCGAGGACTATCTCCTAGTGCTTCATCTGGACTTTGACCTAAATAATAATTACTTGGCATGATTTTTCCTTAAGATATTTCTACATAACTAACAACAACATCAATGCTGTCTTCGGTATCGCTGACTATTCGTATACCTGCGGTTTCTGGTAATATCAGTTTTTCACCTTGTGTGATAATCTTAGCTGTGCTGTTAGGAGAAATTGATAATCCTCGTATATAGTGTGCTTGAGTAGAATTTTCATCTATAATATACACGTCAACTACGGCGGTGTCATAGTCTGTGATATTGGCCAAATTCAATCCAATCACCGTAGCTCTTACTCCCAGTGGTATCTGTATTACATCAACAGGAGTAGTTCCTATATTAGTGTTAACCGCATGTCTAAATAAGGTTGGCATATTTTATCCTAGTGTGAGTGCTATCTGCACTGCAATGTCGTTGGCCTGGGTAATACTCACAGCTCCCGATGCTCCAGCCGGTGATGCCCAAGTTAACCCGTCCCATATTTCTAATGCTTTAGAATTGGTATTAAATCTAGTCATTCCTAAAACTGCATAAGCTGTAGGACGTTGTCCGTCATCTCCTCTAGGAGGAACAAACCCATTAGTACCTTGTATTTTAAAATAGCCTGTGCCAGACTGTGCTATTTGTGTGATTGCATTTGTAGACACATTTGTAATAACGTTGTCAACAATTCTAAAATTACCTAATCTAACACCGCCTGCACCGTTGCCATCAATGTATAGATCTTGTCCAGTAGTTGTGGTAATCTCATTGTCACGGAACATCAAGTTTCCAACATCCAATGCTGGAACGTTTATAGTATTGGTATAAAAATCATTGACATAGATAGCTCTCCAACGGAATGTGGGAGATCCTAGATCATAAAGATTATCAGTTTCTGGCACAAGGTCGCTGCGAATGCTGGCATTGATTACAATATTATCTGTAAGAGCATCACCAATAGTTATATTTCCGCCAATGACTATATTACCGGTAGCACTTACATTTCCTGTAACTGCTAGATTTCCTGTGATATTGGTGTTGGCTATGACATTAACTGTGCCGGTTCCATTAGGGTCTATTTCTATAGAACTGTTGCTGACAGTGGTTGATATAACATTGCCTTGCAGTTGTAAATCGTCTATCTGCAGTCTTGAGTGGTAAACAGTGGCTTCACCTGCTGCCGCTGCAAAATTTATAGTGTTGGAATCACTAGTTATGGTATTACCAGTAAAGTGTAAGTTTCCAATATTTAATTGATTGTCTACTGTGACGTTTGTAGAACGGGTGTGTCCGTTGACATCGAGGTCAACCGTTGGGGTCGCTGTGCGTATCCCGATTCGAGAGTTCACAACATCTAGATAGAGTAAGTCCGTCTCGAATGCCAGATTTTCTCCTGCACGAAGAAGATTTGACTTCAAGAGCTGACCGGAAATGCGACCGATAGCCATTAGCTCTCCAATTTACCCGGTGTTACACCGTTAACCAGATTTTCAGCTCACGCTCTTTGCCGGTTTACCGCAGTCGGATCCTGCAAAAATGGTCGTTTTTGCAATTAAAAGTATTTATCGATTTTTGAAAATTACCCTAACATCAGGTTATAAATATGGCTGAGGTCTTCCATAATCTCAACACTAACTTCGACACCGCCACCTGTGCCGATTGCCCACACAGTGCCGTCGTAACATTCTAAATATCCTTCTTCAGTGTTCCACCGTGTTTCACCAACTTCTGGGCTGCCTCTTCTCTGGGAATTATCTCCTGAGGGTATGACAAATGCATTGGTATCCATGAATCTCAAATATCCAATGCCTGCTGTGCTGGCAAAAATCAATGGTGTATTTAAGAGGTTGGTTATGTCATTGTTCTGCCACTGTGTGGCCTCTATGCGAGTAATGCCTGTGTCTGGCAATAATACTACATCGTCGTTGCTCTGCGTGGCCGATATTTTATTAATTACTCCGTTAAGGATAAGTTGATCACTAACTGTTACTGATTGCGACCGTAGTCCGCTGCCGGGCCATGCTCCGTTGGTTATATTTGTCCAGTCCGGTGCATGTATTTGACTCCAACGCCTTGCACTGCTGTCACCTGCGTCTGCACCCATAGCATAGGTCAAATCATCTCCAGGTATGATGCTTTGAGTAAAATCTGTGTTTATAGTAATCGTATCTAAAGTTTGGTCACCAAATGTCAAGGTTCCTTGACCTGATAAATTTCCGCTGATATTGATGTTTCCACTTACTGCAAGATTACCAGCGATGTCAGTGTTGGCTCTTAACTCTACTGTTCCTGATCCGTTGGGATCTAGAACTATGTCGCTGTTAGACAAGCTAGATATAAGATTGCCATCTAATACAAGATTGTTTGTGATCAATCGATCATGAAATATTTCGCCGTCACCGTTGATATACACATCAATACCACCTACACTGGTGGTAAAATTATCAGGTGAATTTATTCTTAAATTGCCTGGAGCTATCTGTGTGACTACAGTGAGATCGTTGGTTGTAAAATTGCTGTTTACATCTAACGTATATACTGGCGTTGAATCTCTAACGCCAATACGTTGATTGTTGACATCTATATATAGTAGATTAGTTTCAAACGCAAGGTCAACGCCTGCACGTAACAGGTTGTCTGTTAATACCTGTCCACCTATGCGCCCCAATTGACTCATGGTTAGTTGGCGTATCCGTAGTATACAGTTACGTAAACTGGATTACCGCCTCCTCCCGATGCTGGTACTGCTGATGTAAATGTGAGATAGTATCCAGCGATACGTACCTTACCTGATCCTGTAGGAGTCCCGCCACTTTTTGTAAACACTGTGCCTACTGTGTTTGCACCTGCACCGAATGATGTAAATGTTGTAGTTCCTACCGAAGTAATTATATAACTTGTGCCGTTGTTTCCGCTACTCAATGATGTGGCATTAATTTCTGCGCCTGTTCCTGTGCTTGTGGGATTTTGAACCACTGTAAAATTGGTGGTAGAAATCTGCATGACGTTTTCTACTAATACCAACACATTATCTGCACTGGCAGCATACGATGGTGCATAGGTGCTGTTCAACGGTCCAAAAATAGTAGAAACACCGTCTCCTGGGCCTAGTGTTTGTTTGGTAATAGCAGCAGCAAATGGACTTGCTACTGTGACCCAGGCGCCGCCTACATAAGCTTCTAGTGCTGGAATTGTTGTGTTATACCGAATAGTGCCGTTGGCATCTGTAGGTTGCCGAACACTGGTCAACTGTGGTCGTTGTGCAGTTGTGCCTTTGGGCAACATCATACCACCGTTGGCGTTGATCACTACTCTATTGCCAGGACCGTTGCCAGCAGGATAATAAATCAACGCACGATCGTTGATGCTAAACTGAGAAATATTTTTAGTCTTTAAGAATTTCATACAGCTAATACGCTCACAGTTACACTTAGTCCTGCGGCTTGTGAAGTGCCAACCCATATTTGGTCGCCGCTGGCCAACACTATGCGTTCTTCAGAAAAGAACACAGTTTCACCGGCAGGTATTACAAGATTGCTGACCACAAGATTACCAGCTGCATAACTTAGTCCGCTTCGAACTATATAGATATTTACTGTAACACTGTTAGTAGTTTCGTCTGCAGGATCGGGTGCTAGTGTGTTGCACAATGCTATGGTGGTCACGGCATTTTCTCTACCCGTCACTCCACCTCCAATAGGCCCGCCTGTGGTTGAGCTGGTAAACACTTTAACTGGAATAGTGACATTGGTAGAATCTACCAGTGATAGTGTGCCTTCGGGATTTTCATAGTTTCTTATCATATGTGTCTCTTAAAATAGCATGCTGAATACCAGTGCTTTGTTTTTACTTATCAACTCACCATTTTGTTTTGCAGTTTCTGCGCTGTCGTTGACAAAATATACTCCTGTGGTGCCTGTGCCAGGCACAGCTGCATATAGCAATACATTATTTGATACATATCCGGGCACTGTGCCAATTTTTTCAAACTGCATGGCATAGTTGGTTTGAAGTTTACCGGTGCCTTGAGTTCTTACATAAATGTTTTCGTTGGTTATGCTGGCACGACTTGTAATTTCATTGCGATCCGGCCCGCCACCAATTTCTAGATCGCCTACTTCAAATCTATTTGTATAGAACTGTCCGACTAGAGCATTGTCTACTATTATCGAAACTGCACTTTCACCAAAAGTATTATAACTAGTGGTTGCTGTAAAATATGCCAACGATCCAGCTGTGCCAGCGAGATTAGGAGTAATATCTTTGTCTGCAATAACCACTCTGGTGTCTTGGCTTTGTGGTGCTACAATTTGAAATGTGGGATTATTTTGAATTGCATCATCAACAAATTTCTTGTTTGGAATATCATCATCTTCTGTGACTTGATCTTCATAATTAATAGTACCCAACACTTTTACTACTCCGGTGCCGGTTCCTATCAGTGTGAGGTCACCTGAATCGGTGGTGCTGTTTGTTAGTATCTGTTTGAGGCGAAGACTACTGGCATCAAAATTAAACGGCCCTGGAGCAGAACCATGCGCGATTAACCACGAGTCAGTGCTTTCGTCGTAGAGCAAGCTGGCGTTGTTCTGCGGAGTTACTGCAGAAGTATTGCCACGATCGATTTCAACACCAGAATATATCAGGGTAACACCTGGTCCTACTTCACCAGTGTTTAGCGATATAATGTTATCTTCAATGGTTAAGTTAGTAGTACTGATATTAAAGGTATCACCTTCGACCACGAGATTACCAGTGACTCGTACTGACCCACCACTCACAGCAGGTCCAGTGTCAAGTGTTATCTTGGCACCGTCGCCTGCTCGAATGTTGTAGTCGCCGTTGACTCTTAGAAACTGTCCCATTTACGGTCCTAAATTACGGTGCTGTTAGAGAAAGTATGCTAGTTGTAGAGTCGTTAACTATAGACCATTTGTATCTTGTGCCGTTAAAATCTACAGCTATTTTGTTGGTTAACTTGGCTATTCTTATACCCTGTCCGTTAAATTCACCCATAATGCTCATTTCATTTGCATCTAAAGCACCGTCTGCTTTATCTACTAGTTGGCAAACTCCTACATTACCTTGGCTGTTTCCTGATTCAGTGTCACCTACTAGTTTGTTTGTACCAGTTTTTTTGTCGTTGACTATAAATCTTTTTGGTGAGCGTTGACGAACGATATAACCTACTGCAGATTCTGCATTTGATCCTACTTGACAGTTTACCGTGATGTTAGTACCATCATCTAATAAACCAAAAAATTTCTTGTTTAGTGGGCGTCCCATTTGTTTCTCCTTGTGTTTGACGTTCTAGGTCTACGCGGCGGGTACCGCATAATTCTTCTAGATACTTTATTTATCCGCGACTTAGCAGACTCATCAGTTCCATTTTTTCTACAGTGTTTAATATTGTATTGATGGCATTGATTTCTTGTTGTGCTTTTTCTAAATATCCGCGATTTTTAGTTTGTCTATACAAGACCATTATTTTACTGTGCGCAGTAATGTGTTGGTTTATTATTTTTTCAATGCGTTGAACATCATGCGTAAACATTGGAAAGCGATTTCTCCATGCCGTAAACTGCTCACGTAGTTGTTTGAAGTCTTGTTCCGATTCCACTTTCATCATGATATTTAAGTCAAACAAAAAGGCTCCGAAGAGCCTTTTTGAAGTTGCGTTATACGTGTTACAGATTAAGCAAAACGTAGGTTAGCGGATGTTACAGCAACAGTCGCCAAGTAATCAGCTGCGTTACCTAGAGAAGAAGCTGTGTTTGTCAACTCAACATAACCATAACGTGTCATGAAGGACACGACTGGTTCAAAAGTTGCTGGGTCAAGAACAACACCACTGCTCATCAATGGAATGTATGGGCAATAGAATGCTGCTGCGTCAGATTCGCTAGAACCTTTGTAACCAACTAGAACGTTGTCGTTCTCTGCATATGTGTTAACATACACTTTCATTGCACTGTTCAATGTACCAACGAACTTGGTGTTTGTTGGAGCTTCAAATGTGCCTTCTGTTGTGCGAGCAAAAGCAGAAGTAGTAGCACTTTGCAACAATGTTAATGTTGTTGGTGATACAACTGCCCAGTTACCAGCACCACGACGTGTACGCTGAGCGATCAAGTTAGCAGCACGGTTGATCTGAACTGCCAATGCGGCATGCTCGTCACCAACGAATGTTGCTGTTCCAGATACAGCAGCTTGGTCATATGTTAATACTGTTGAAGACAATGTAGCTAGGCTACGTAGAACTTCTTGATCGATCTCAGCTGTGATCTCTTGTGCAAGAGCAGCCATGATCTCAGCTTCGATGTCAATGCCTTGTTGGGCTTGTGCATCTTGAGCTGCTTCGAATGTCCAGCGAGCTGACAACTTACGTGTCTTAGCTTCAACTGTTTGCTTCAAGATTTGAATGCTTAGTTTGTTACCTGCTACGCCTTCTAGTGCAGCTGTTGAAGCAGCCTTACCAGTAGTAGCACCAGCATAACCTTCAGCAATCTTGAATGGGCTTAGAGCCTCTTCACCAGCTGTAACGTTTCCACCAGTGCCGCTAAATGTATCGCTGTAGCGAACACGTAGAGTATGGATCTGACCAACTGGACCTGTCATTGGCTGTACGCCAACTAATTCATTAGCAATGACCGTAGGCATTACACGTCTGATCACAGGAAGGATCACACGATTTAGTGTTGCAACGTTACCGGCGGATGTTGCTCCAGCGGTGGCACTCTCTGCCAAATACTTGCGGGTATTTTCTAGAGTTGTTGCCATTACTGAACGCTTGTTACCTTGAAGACCTTCTAAAAGGGCGTCTTTGGTTTCCGACCAGCGTGACTCGAGTAATTGTGACATTATAGTTCTCCTTAAACTTTTAGTCCCGCAAGCCTGCGGATGTCAAATATCTCAGCGGTTTTTTCTTCTTTACCGCTGGATTGAGGTGCCTGTTTATCGCCTGTAATTTCTTTGCCTTCTGATAGTACTTTCTTCGCCGGTGCTCCACCATTCATTACTGCTGGTAGGTATTTGTCGAAAGCTGTACGTAGCTTTTCTGTTTGTGTTGATTCAAGCAGACTTTTCATGACTTCACGTTTGTCACCAGCCAAAGGATTCAGCAATTCGCTCATAACTTCCTTGCGTTGATTACTTTCTTTGATGACATGTAGTTCACGTTCTTTCTGTGCTACTTGTTGCTGTGCTTCTGCAACCATTTTTGCTGCTTGTTCCAATTCAGATTCTCTTGTCATCATAACTTTGAGAAGTTTTGCTGTTTCAGATTTCTCATTTAGATGACTTGCAGCATATTCGCTGGCAAATGATTCAAAAATTCTGCGACCAAAGTCATTTCTTCTAGCTGATTCAATGTCTTCCTTGAGCTGAGTCATTTCAGAACGTAGACCGTTCTGCACTGTTTCTGCTACTTTTACGGAAGCTGCTGTGATAAATTCTTTCTTGAGATTGTCAAACTTGGCTCTGCTTTCGCGTACTAATTTTACTTTAGTTTCGGCCAAATCTTTCTTATCTGTGTGGAATTCTGCGATTTCTTTCGCCAGGGCATCCACGATAAAAGATTCTAATTTTGCAACATTGTTTGCAACTGTCTTGCGATCTTCGTGTAGTTCTGCCAATTCTTTGTTAAGATTATTAAAGATAAATGATTCCATTGCTTTGGAATCGTCTTTCATTTTCTTAGTATACTTGGCGCGGGCTTCGATAAGTCCTTGGCGATCTTCTGCCAATTCACCTAACTCTGCCTGCAAGCGATCTGTTAGCATAGCTTCTACAGCTTCTACCATTGCGCCTTTGTCATGCTCATACTTCTGAGCAAATTCTTCACGTAGTTCAGCGGTTACTTGATCACGGCTTTCTTGAATTCTGCTTTCCCAAGCTGATTCAATTTCCGATTTGATTTCTTCGGAAATCACATTGTTTTCAAACAATTGTTTTACGATGTCTAGCATGTGATTCTCCTACTGTTATTTGAGTCCAGAGATTATTCTCTTGAGACTTTCTGCTAAGTATTTTTGAGCCTTGGGGTCGCCTTGAACTTCTTGTGCTATTTGATATGCCTTGTAACCGCCTGTGTTATTGATTAAATGTTCGTATACTGGTGTGGGATAAGCTCCCGGGGCGCTGGGCTGTGCTACCACATCTACTGTGATTATTTCAAAACCCTGCACTTTGCCACTACTGTCTACTTCGCCGGATCCTCTGGAACTAACACCCAGTTTGACTCCCGCCTCTAGCATGGACTGAATTAACTGTCCCATAGGAGTTGGAAGTATTTTTAGTTTTCCGTAGCCGTTAGGACCATCCATCCACATCTTGGTAATCATATGACTAACACGATCTAGATTAATTTTTAAATCCTGAGGATGATCAACTTCTCCAAGAACGGAGTAGCCACCAGCGATCTGTTCATTGAGCGTTTTGACAGCCCTGCCAATTTCTTCAGAAGAGTAAACACGCTGATTTGCATTACGGATGTCTCCTTG